CTGGAGTTTGTACGAAAGTATCAAAGGTCTTAAGCCTAAGTATTTCTAAAGGTACAGAGTTGAAAAGTAAAGGTACAAGTAAGAGTCCAAGTAAAGGTAAAGACCACTTCATATTAATTTCCTTGAGTTATTGTTATAGTAGAGTCACCCCCACCATTCACCACAATCTGTGTGCTCTTGCCATTCTGTATTAGTATGACAGTATATGAACCACTCTTGTCTAAATCTAATCTAACAGTATCTTCTAAAGCTTTATAAAAAGTTATAAGATTGTCTGTGGAAAAAGTATTGATTTGAGTTTCTTGGTCAAACCCAAATGATGTACCTTTTAAATCTATGTCTGTTTTTAATAGTGTGTTTGTATTATCTAATTCGTTTATGTCTTCAATAATATTTAGTAGGTCTTCTAAAAAATTTACATCAAGATAATTTATATCTAACTCTGTAAACTCTAACTCATCACCTGCTAAATAGTCCTGCTCTAAATCGTCAAAATCGAGATAATCAATATCAAGAACATTACTTGAACTACTACCTCCGTCTTGTCTTCCTGCAACTTCATTCTCCTTTGGTTTACTTACAATCAACATGTTATCAATTAACTCAAGTGTCAAGTCAAGGATAACTGGTTTAGTGGGTGCAGCTTCAAACATTGAAACTGTTGTAGCTTGGTAAGGCTTGTTAAGTACAACCTCTCCCATAGCTGTAGCAACTACAATCTCCCCACTAGGTAGACCTTCGTTGTCAGGTAATAAGATAACTAAACTGCGACCTAGTTCATCTACAGTCACAGTAAAATCAGTCCCACGAATACCTATCGTAGCACTTGGAGTTTTTATAAATATGTTTTGTTTATCTATAGTTGCTAGTTTTCCTGTGATAAATCTTGCAGTACCACTAGCAAACTGTAGAGCCATCTTAGATTTAGATGGGTCAGGGTCATATATAAACTCATCAATTATGAGTTCAGAATGTTCAGTCAATCTAACTTGACTATCATCTAGAAACGTAATGCCCACTCTCCCATTAGAAGTTTGGACATTATCGTAACTATTTATGTTGAAAGATAATGAAGCTTCGTAAGTATTGTCTCTTACAACTCTACCAAAACCTTTAAGTTCTGTAATGCTGCCTATATCAGCAACCGACTGCTGTTCCCCCATCGTTTTGGATGACACAAACAGTACCATTAGAACCAGTAGAAAGTATCTTAAGCCAATCATTATCCAATGTACTCTGTTGTTGTATGTTAAATGTTCTAGAACTTCCTGTCTGGTCTAAGTAAAAGTAACCACCTGCATAGCCTTGTCCATCAAAGCTAACCGTGTTTGAATCTCCATCAATATCCATATACGATGTACCACCATCATAATCAATATCAAAGTCAATCGTGTTACCTGAACCATTGATTATCCAATCAAGGTCTGTATTACTAGCCATAGCACTTGTCGCTAAGTCAAGCGTAAAAGTGTTAGTACTTCCAGTTACATCAACATTTAAGTTAGAACTATCTGCTCCGTATGTGTTTGTAGGGTCTACTTG